TTCATGGTATTTATCATCCATGTTTTCGTAGTCTCCAGATCTGGAAAAAAATATTGCTTGAGGTTGAGATTTTGTTCCTGCAAATACTAATCTTTGTTCAAAGAAAGTTACACACGCAGGATAGCCTGTAGTATCTGAAAATGATCCTAAAGCAAAATCGGTAGTAGATCCCGTTTGGTTTAAATTAACTATTACTGTTCCAACTACTACTGTAGTAGAAGTAACACTTGTTATTTTTAAATGACCTTCTGTTATATGAAGTAGTCTATTAACATCCGTAGATAAAAAACCTTGTCCACCATTAATACCTGTTGTTGCACTTGCTGTTACAGTTGTGGTTTGACCAGCAGTTTTGTGTGATGGAGTTAATGTAGTTGTTTCAACATTATGATCCATGAATGGACCATTACTAATTACATTATCAATTAATGTCCAAGCTGTATGATCTGTTCTAGTTAGTTTTCTTGGCTCATAGTTAGGATGACAAATGTACATAGTGTCTGCAGATTGAGCAAACTTTATCTCAAACAAATCTGCTTCTACATAAGGAGTAGCAATTTCGTAAGCAGAACCGCCATCTAAAATAACTCCATTGTCTTTGTAGAACCTTATGTACTGATCTCCAAACTCCAACATATAAGTTTGTGTGGTAGAAAATTCAAAAGGTATAAGTCTTGTTTTTTTTGTGCTGTCTTTTACCTCTGCTACAAATTGTGTTCCGGGTCTCCTAGAGGCTGAACCATGAGGATAAACAATCATGTTCTCTAAAGTCTTACAAGCAGAAGCGTATTTAGATATATCATTACGACCATCTAATCTGGGAGATAATTCTCCACCAGTGAAGTTTGTTAATTGCACCGCTACTCGTGCCATAACTTAATACCTTGAATTAGTCCAAGTACCAGCACCGATTACATCAGTCATGCCATTGTCTTGAATAGTGTTTTGTCCTTCAGTAGCGTCTACAAATCTAGCATCTCTTAATTTGTCTTGGTACAAAGTATACATATTTTGAGATACAGGATTAGAAGAAGTAACAGCATAAGCAATATCAGCCGCTAATGCTGCAGATAAAGTTTCTCTTAAAATTTCATCATATTCATTAGGGTCAGTAATTCTTGCAACATATAAAATTTTCATTGTATCAATGTTAGATACTATTTTTCTTCCTTCAATTTTATAATCGTATTCGTAAGCCTGTATAACTAAAACTCGTAAACAGTCTGCAGGTAAGGTAAATTGATAAGTGAATCCCCAAGCAGGAGTTGCTGTATCAGAAGCGAGCTGAACTCGTTTTTGCAAACAATTCCAAGGGTGATGTCTGAATAAGCTATCTCGTACCTGTGTATATCGTGCATTACATAATCTTGCATTCTTTGAATCTTCTGTCAATGAAATGATAGTGGATGCACCTAATTGGTTTAAAGCTCCGTTACAAATATCTACTACTGATGCCATCTATTTTTTCTTTGCTGTCTTAGCTGCTCTTTTAAAATTTGCTGCTGTGGGAGATCCTTTAGATCCTACCTTTCTCATTTTTTCATTTGAGCCAGCTTTAATTCTTTTTCTTTTTGCGTGAATGTTTGCGTATAAACCTTTTTTCATTATATCTACTCCTTTGTTATATACTTTCTTCTTATCTTCCTATTAGTCATCTGTTGCCAGATTTCTGCTTCTGTTCGTTCATTATGAATATCAAATCCATGATGAACAGATGCTGTGTGTTTAAATCTATCTACTAAAACAAATCTATACACATAATCATCTTTCTTAAAATGTAACACAGGTTTTACTTCTTTTATATGTTTCATTCTAAAAAAGATAGGGGGGATTGCTCCCCCCCGTCTTAATACGAATTAACCTTCGTATGCTTGGATCTTAACTACTTTCTCTTCTTCCATTCGGGTTGCACCGAAAGCAGCAGAGTAGTAAACTTGAGTAGCGTAACCTTTGTCAGCTCTCTCGTCTATTCTAGCAGTAACATCTTTTCCAACAGCTAAAGCAATACCATCGTTTACGAAAGCAAAGCAATCTCTGATGCTAGAACCAACAGTTAGTCTGTTAGATACAACAAAGTTAAATCCTAAAAACGAATTAACATCTCCAGAAGCAAGTGCTTTTACAGTGTTAAAATCGCTAGAAGTAACTTCAGTAGTTCCCAATAGATCAGAGATCTGTTTAGGTCCTACTACGATGTGTCTAGGTAGAGAAGGATCAACATCTGCTAAGTCTAAGATTTCTTTTGCTTCTCTTAGTTTAGCGATTGTGAATCTTCCTGTTCCAGCTTCTGCTATAATTTGACCAGCAGGTAAAGCAGTAGATGTTCCACCAGCTACGCCAGTGTTAGCACTACCAGTTGCCGCAGCAATGATATTGTCATCCATAGCTCTTCCCATCGCATAAGCCGCAGCCATTGCGTAAGAAGAAGTTGGATCTGCCAACATTCTTACTTTATCTAGGTCGTCAATTAGATCAGCGAATTCATAGTCCACAAGGGAAACTCTTCTTCTTGAGTGAGGAGTATCTGCTTGAGGAGTGTCTGAATGTCTGCTTGATCTTACAGTTGCAGTTACGCTTCCAACTTGGTCAAAGAAAGCGTTTTTTCCAACAACTGATTCAAGGCGAACTTTATCTCTTAATAAAGATCCCTTTTGTTGTGATAACATTTGTATGTTTGAACTATACTGTTCTACAAATGCTGTAGTTACTTGTGTAGACATATTTGTCTCTCCATTGTTAAAGTTAAATGCTAATCATCCACATGACAATTAACAAAAATAAAACAGAGAGGTTCTCCGCAAAGCAGGCATCTCTTGCATTTAAGGTCTGTTAGACCACAGTCTATTCCTTGTTGTCAGTAAGGTTCTTGCGAGTTATCTTACTTTTCTTAGGCGAACTTTCATCCGCCTTAGAAATCCACTTATAATAAATATCACAGGTTGGCAAGGGATTAGATTTTTGATTTTCTGATCCAGCCTCTACTACAAGATTTAATATTTTTAATCTAAGTTCTTTATCGTAAGAATCAGCCATTACTATGCTTTAATTCTCTTAAAGTCAGAACTTGTTGTAATACTTTTTGATGATCTGGATGACCAGAGTTCCAATAAGGACCACTTCTATCTCTTACCAGTTTATCAATTTCTGCATCATAATCTTGTGCTGAATTAATATTTTCTGATTCAGGACTAATCATTTTATCTTCTGACAATAGATTAGCAATATTAGCAAAGCCTTTAATGAACTCTGGATTATCTCCTAAACGAGAGCCATCTTTTAAAGTCATGTCTAACATTTCTGGGTTCATATTTGCTTTAGCTAATGCGCCAGCTTTTGAAATGTTTGCATCAAAATTACTTCCCCACTCTTTTCGTAACATCTGTTCTGTTTGAGCTTGAGCAGTTTCCATATCAATTTTAGATTGTTGAGCTTGTGATTCAACATTGTTCTTGTAGTATTCTAAAATAGCTTGAGCCTGTTTATTATTCAAACCAGTTTTGTGCGCCACATCTGCAAAAGATTTAACAGCATCTTCATTGATATCAGCTACTTCTGATTTAACATCTAATTGATATTTATCAGCAGATTCTGGTCTACCTAATTTGGAATAAATTTCATTCCATTGTTCATCAGTTGAATTATTAGAAGGTACAGGAATTTTATCTTGACCAATCATAGATACAGCATTGATGTAACTTTTTGCTAACGCATCAATCTCTGTAAATTTTTCTATGTTTGGATTAGTTCTGTATTCTTCACTAATAATTTCTTTCCACGATTTAGAAGTCTGAACTGTATCAGCGTTGGTGGAAGAAGTTAAGGTTGCTTGGTTTGTTTCTGTAGGGGTTGTTGTTGTCTCTACAGGCGAAGCAGGTTGCTCCGTTATCTGTTCACTTGACATATTATTTTCCTTTTTCTTTAGGGTTCTGCAGTATTGATTTTATAAACAAAAGGACACTGCGCTGTCCTTCCATGTAAGCACTTTCATGGCTATCACCTTTTACATTAGTGGTAGCATAAAAATGACATCTTCTTTCTAAATCTGATAACACTGATTTTCCGTCATCGGATTCAAAAACTTTTTGATAGTTAGTTCTTAACTGTTTAATTTGATCTTCCATGTTTTTTCCTTTCTATTACTCTTCTGGGTTTACTAAAGCCTTTGCTTCCTCTGGCAATGCTTTTGCCAATGGTGCAATCTGTCCTCCTGCTTGTGCCATCTGTTGCATTTGCTGCATTTGTTGTTGTTCGGCTTGTTGTTGTTGAGCTTGTTGTCTTTCTGCTTTAACTTGAGACATAGGTTTTAAAATCTTTTGTGGCATTCCAATAATGTCGGTTAAATGTTTTACCAACTTATCAAAGTTAATATAATCAAATACAGGAGCAACATTTGCTAAACTTCCCATTACTTCTATGCCTCGCATAATTGCTTGTAACTCTGTAGACTTTTGTGCTTTCGCTAATGGAGATACATATTCAATATCAATATCTTGACCTGATAAAAATTCAGGAGCTGGTGGTAATAAATTCTTTCTAAGTAAAATTGCAAAAGCTCTATCAATTAATGGTTTTAATAATTCAGATTGAAGTCTACCAAGAACAGGTCCTAGTAATCTCATCTTCTCTTCGTTCCTTTGGATGACCTCTGTTGCTGTCATCTGTGGACCATTCTGCATCATAAGTTGGTTTACATAAAACGCATTACGAATAGAGTTTCTTCTTTGCTCTTCCATGTTTAATCCTAATGGATTGTTTGCACCAATGTTTAATGGTTCAATTCTATCTCTTGTTCCAGATCTATAAAAATTTAATCCCCCCGGAACAGTTCGTACCGGTAAAATAAATCCATCATCAGGGACTAGCAAAGGTGGATCAACTTGTTTCTGTGCTGCTTTAATCGTTGTCTTAGACATTTCATTTAACATCTTAACATCAGGTAAGGCAGTCATCGCAGGCGATCTTCCATAAATTTCGTGAGATGCTTTTAAGTAACGAGGTACTACAAAAGGAAATTCTTTAAATCCAGAAACCGATAACTCTTCTCCATCCTCATCCATGTACACAGATTCAAATGGCATATTTATTTTATCTTGTTTCTTAGGATCAAAATCAGATCTTGGGTATACTGCATGAATAATATTAATTTCTTCGTAAGGATCTTTTGCAGCTTTTACTTCAATGTCTTTAGATACATTACCAAACTTTTGTAACGCAGCTCTCGCAGATATTTTAAACTTTCTGTAAACTGTATCTATTCTGCCTTTGTCGTTTTCTGAAATAAAGATTTCATTAATGTGACGAGTAGAAAATTTTAAATGATCTTCCTCATCTTCTTCTACAAACATTGCTGCTGTACCAAAAGTAATTAAGTCATGGTACAATTCAAAAATTTCTTGCTGGAAGTTAGAACGATTGAATGCGGTGTACATTACTTCTGTTGCTGACTCTAACCATAATTTTGCCTCATCTTCGTTTTCCATTTCTTGGTTTTTAAAACTTAAAGAGAACCAAGGAGTAGAAGGGTTCGTCAGCATTCCATGTAACGATGCCGCTAATAGTTCTACAGATTGCAT